TCCAGTCGCCGCGCTGGCAGCAGTTCCAAGCCGTAGCGATGTCGGGTTGAGTCTCAAGCCATTGCGCAGCTTCGGTGCATGGGCGGAGATGATTGATGTTCATGATTTAAGCGCTCCTTCAACCCACTCAGCGCTCACCACCTCGCGGATGATATCCGCTTGGGCAGCGTCGGCAGCAGCGTCGGCAGCAGCGCGGGCAGCGTGGGCAGCGCGGGCAGCATCCCAGGCAGCAGCGCGGGCAGCAGCGTCGGCAGCGCGGGCAGCAGCCCAACAAGCAGCCCAACAAGCAGCCCAACAAGCAATGCGATTCTCCTCGGTCGGCTCCGCAAGCCAGCGTTCCGCCGCTTCGATGGCGAGACGAGGGCGGTCCTCACTGGCAGGCACCAGATGCAGCACCGAACGGGCGAAGCGTATCGCCAGGGTGACACTGACCTCTTTGGGTGTGGGCAGCTTAGTCAGCAGCCACATCATCCAGTCGCCGCGCTGGCAGCAGTTCCAAGCCGTAGCGATGTCGGGTTGCGTCTCAAGCCATTGTGCAGCTTCATCACATGGGTGGAGATGATTGATGTTCATGATTTAAGCGCTCCGTGATTTGACATTGCGATGATTTCATTACCCAATGCGCGCAATTCTTCCGCTGTCATTATCTGACTGTAATACTCGTTACAGAATTCCGTTACGACGAATACATCATCACGACGAATAATGCCAAAAATTCGACCACACATCAAACGGTCCAACATGGGCATCTTGCTCACGAAAGCTGGTGCCTCGGTGGATGACACGTCGATAGTGATAATCGGGGATTTTTTCATGATTTAAGCGCTCCTTCAACATACAATCCCGTAGTCAGATGCCCATTTCTCCGTTTATTGGCTGCGGTTTGCTTCCGCAACGTTTCAGCCGTCATGCCGCGCTTGCGAAGATCACGCATAATTTGATCGCCAGTCTTAAATTTCACCACCCTGCCATCCGGCAGAGTGTGGATGGTGTCAACCTCGGTGACATTACCGTCTAAATCGGTAAATATAGCGGTCATTTACGCACCGCCGTGTCACTCCAGCCGCCCATATAATTCTGACTGCGCATGGCGGAAATAAACTGATCGGCAGTGACATCAGGCATATCAACAGCCATCCTGGTAACGCCAGAAAGATAGCCGCCATACCGTTGCCAAATTTCAAGATGTGCACGAAGGGTCATATGATTCACTCCTGATCTGATGACCCATACTAATCCGCCCTGGCTTAACGTGTCAATAGCCTTCCTTGTTACCCAATCCGATAGCCACGCCGTAGACGTACACATCGAGCAAATCGTCGGCGCGCGTTCCGCTATTTTTATCACCGACGTAAAACTCGGTTACCTGGGACAGGAAATGATTGCGCGACGCATCCTTAAATGTAATCACCTTGTCATAAGCGTATTCAGATATTTTAACCATCTCGCGGTGGTGATATCCCGACACGCTGATGGCGCGACTATCTTTTCCCACCGAAGTGAGTTTGGTCTCAATGGCACGGGCAGGCCAGCCGCGACGGGCTGCCTGTTGGATCAGCACCGACCCTGCCGCAGCGTCCTCAATCCAAGCGCCGAGCATGCCGGATCGGGCGCGGCATTGCCGGGCAAGCTCCTCCAAGCGCTGAAAGACGGTCGGAAGCCAGTCTTCCAACAGCGCACCGTCGATATGCACCATGTCCCAATCCAGAATCACCAGCGGCGTTCCCACGTAGTTGGACAAAGCGAAGTATCCGACCGCCGTAGCGTCGTGATTCCCACCACCCTTGACCGCCGTATCGATCACGGCATACACACCATCGCAAATATGTGGGTACGTAACGGGTTTACCATCGATCAGCCATTTATCAACGCCGAATAGTTTGGTTCCTGAGAGGTCAACAAATTGACCGTCGAGATATGCCGCAAGCAAATCAGGATGGAACGTACCTTTGAGCTGGTCAATGTAACCATCGGGCAGATACGGATTGTTGCGAGTTGAGGCGCGGATCAGATGATATCCCGACTTCGTTTCTTCCTCCCATCGCCGATAGACGAATTTGCGACCTTCCGGCGTGGTAGCTACGGCTGCTGAATTCTTCGCACCATCTGGCTTGCGCTGGCGACACCGCGCCACGATGCGGTCCCACACATATCGGGCATCGTCCTCTTTCAGCGTGTCAAGCTCATCCACGGCTGCGTCGGCAATTTCGAATCCCACGATTCGATCTGGGACTTCCATCGAGCGGAAAATGATCTTGCCGCTGCCGGCCACCTGCAACGTGTAATCCGAGCGGTTCAATTTGTAGGGAATTCCCCAGGCGTCAAGTTTGGCTTCGAAGCGCGGCCAAGCGATCAATCGCAGCAAGTCGAACGTCGGCGCGAAATATCCCACGTCGAGATTAGGATAACTGATCTTGGACATGAGCAACCGCACAACGAGTGCCTCGGTCTTGCCGCTACCATAACCGCCTACAAAAGCCGGGAATGGCTCATCGCAGAAAACAAAGTCGGTCTGATGATCCGTCAGAGGAATGAGTTGTCTACGCATCGCACTCGCGCTGAGGCTTCACAATGACAAATTCGATGCCGGGCGCTGCTTCTTCGATGGTTGAAGTCTCGCGCCAGCGTGCGCGGGTTTTAAGCCAGAAAATAGCAGCGGCGACGGATTGCGGACCATCACCCGTCGCTTTGCGAAACAGCGACTCGGCGACCTTGGCGCACGCTTCGGAACTAGCCGTATCGAGTTCCTTTTTGTAGTATTTTACCAGCGTGTCATGCGTAATGCCTATCACAAGACCAATCTTTTCATGCGGAACACCATATGCTGACAGCGCCTGCACGGTCTTGCGGGATTCGTCTGTCGGTTTATGTCTCGGCATCGCCACGGGTATCAATCCTGAGTAGTTGAGAGTTTATATCTACGATTTTTCACCAGCAATAGCAATCCATTAACGGTCATCTTCCCCAATATTACGCATCTGATACGCCATCAACGTTAATGCGCACCAGCACACACTTGCAAGGTGGTGTTGCCCGTCCACAGGGTCGAAATCCTCACCACGCCAGAAGGCATTGGCGTGACGTTGCAAAGCGTCATAAGCGCGATGCCACGCCATACCCTTCGCCCAATTATTTCGCCCATACTTCGCTTCCCCGATATTGTACACCCGAACCACTTCGGCGAGGGCGTCAACGGGGAGAAGCGAGTAAGACAACTTGCCAGTGTCAAGCTTTACCGCGCCCGAATCAAGCCTATCCTCACGATTCTTAGCCCATTCGTAACCGCCCATATTCATTCCCCCATCCAACGTGGTATAGTCCAGGCAGGACTATAACCGGGAACAAACTCAAAATGAAGCTCGTAGATTGGCGTCACATCAAAAATATCACTCAGCACGACTTCGGCCAGATGCTCGGCGTGATGAATATCACCGTTAGTCGCTGGGAGCGCGGAACGCGCATCCCAATGCCAACTTTTCAACGCAAGATGCTTATCGCCACAGAGGGTGAAGTCACTCCGAATGATTGGATTGACATAGCTCCTTAGCCAATGCCCGCACCTTGGCGATAATTTCCGGGACGTTCGGCACCCACACCTGAATCTGCTTCTGACCAAGCGCTTTCCGCTTGGCTTCGGACGCCCTGACGGCTGCCGTGTTGCTCATAGATTCCCCCATCGGTCCAATGTGTCACGAGCGACCAATTTGGCATTATCGCTTGATCTCGGATCAGCTAGAACAGCTTCGGCACACATCACCTGTTCGGTCACCCAAAGCATCATGTCGGGTGAGAGCGCCATCATCCAAACTCCAACCGATTGGATTCGTCCTCAAGCGCAACCACTAGGCCATCGAAATCTTCATCAGGGCCAAGCAATTGCGCGACGGAATAGACTGTCTTGAGTGAAATACCGAAGTCCTCGGACAGGCATTTCAGGTAATCCTTGCGCGAAAGATATCCGTTATCAATGTAAATGCTCATTTCGACAACTCCATGACTTGAGCCTGTGCGATTCCGGTGACTTTCTCGGCGATACGCGTGACGCCAGCGAAGCCGATGGTGGACACGAGCCACCCGAGGATAAATCCGATCATTAAGTTGCGCATGGCTTATGCCTCCAAATCGCGCTGCGGAGCCCGTACAGTGGCATTTGTGTTTTGGTGGGCACGCGGTGCACCCAAGCGCCCAACGCCCGTCAGCGAGCTTCCTGGCGCGGCTGCGGCGATGTAATCGGGGTGGGTGATGCCGATGCTGTAGGCGAGAGACTTCAACGCCCTGAATCGAGCCGCGTCGTGGTTTCCGTCCACAAGGAGGCAGGTGGCGTCATGCAACGCCAGTTCCGCCGACGATCCGTTAGCGTATTTCCGAGCCATCGCGACAGTGCTGTGAGCGTCCATAATTCAAACTCCCCTGATTGTTTCGATGTCCCACCTTAGACCCGTTACTCCGTAACCGTCAACCCCCTATTTAACCATGTCCGCACCGTCCAACGCTAAAATAACGGTGCGGACATCTGGACACCCTTGATTTTACTACTCTTTTCTTCTCTCTGTCCTATTGTCCTATAAAAAGAGATATTGGTAGGAATAATATATACACATATAATTACATAATTACATATCATGTACATTAGACCCATTCTACATGTCATGTATAGCAATACCCCCCATGCGTCCGGCCATAGGTCGGATTTTTCTGTAACCCAGCACCCACGCGGGTTTGACCGTGGCCGGACGTTTCGTCAATCCATCGGTCAGAGTAATTATCATAAAATAACGCCCCACCAGTAATTTAGTGGGGCGTTATATCATCCGTAATTTTGCGCTTTGCAGTACATATCTACGATGGTATTTTTATCCGCTAAATTATATAAAATAGCGTTCGACGTTTTGACGTATAATCGAGGTCGTTTACCCCCTTCGGAAAATAGCTCAACGGGGCATTTGCCCTCAGCTAGGTACGGATGAGCGACATAACCGAGGTTAGCGAGCATCGCGCGACGTTTATTGGGTGCCATGCGCGACGCCAGACCCACTTCCTTAAGTGCGTCTTCAAGCTTGGCGCTACTGATCCAACCGCCATTAAAGCCGGTGCGACCCGTCTCAATCCATTCCTCAACGTACTGTTCCACGACGCCGAGCGACTGCGTGATAGCTTCGGTTACACACGATGTCTCGGGAGCACGCTGGCATCGGGTTGCGGGGTTGAACTCGTCACGGATGGGGTATGCCGCCAACCAACCCGCTACAGCAGCGTAGCCTCCCCCATTGAGCCAGTTATATAGACTGTAAAAGTAGTCGTCTGTCATGCCGTCTCTGATGCAGTCGTCATAGTCCTGCTGCGCCGTGAATAAGATGGCGTATCGCCGATCCTTCCTGGTCTTGACGATAGCGTCCTTGTGGTTGGTCGCCATGATCATATTCGCTCGATTATCACCGGTATACTGATCCAACCCCTTACCTTGGATTTCCAGTCTGGGGTTGGTGACGATGGGTTTAAGGATTTCCATCATGTCGCGACGGTCGCCGGTATGGATTTCCTCAAAATCGATGAACAACTTTCCTTCAATCCATTTATTGAACTTCGCACCTCCTTCCTTGAGTGTATTGCTGTTGACGCTATGGGTATAACGCTCACCAATGGCGTGCGTAATGGCACGGATCAGCATTGACTTTCCATTGCCTTCCGTACCCTGGATGACCGGGCACCATTGGAATTTGACGTCGGGATGTTGAACCACGGCTGCCATGAAGCTGGTTATGATTTCTCGGTCCCGATCATGAGGAAACATTTTCCTGATGTGATCGGTGAAGCGCGACACGTCTCCGTGAGTACGCTTGGTTTCAACCGGGACATAGATGTTGACCGAATCGCCGACCACTCCTGACGGTAAGTCAGGCCGGAAGCACACGCCCATGACCTTGGGAAAGCGCACCGCGCGATTCTGGGTAAACGCCTCCCATGCGTTGGATGTTGTCTTGCCGAATTGATCGATGATAAACAGATGCCCGGCATAGAGCCCGCTCTTGAATGAATCCTGTTTGGCGAATGATCCGTTGGGCATGAAAATCTCGTTGCGACTGGCGACGTAGATGCAGCCGGCAAAGAAATCCATTTGTTCCTGAATATCCAAAATCTCATTCATAAAGCGCGCCACATGTGCCGCGATATCGCTGTTGATCGCACCGGGTGCCGTTACCACCGGCTTAGGTTCCTGGTAGACCTTGTCGCGCCCGCATGCCATCCCCACCGTACGCGCCCGGTAGTCGGGTCGCTCTAGATACTTGTCCCGGCATGCTAGGCTTTGTCGAAAAAGCCGATCCATGCGCCCGGCATCGCATTTGGTGAAATGTGCGAGGGTGTTCATGATAGCTAGATCGACGGTGCTGCCGTCGAGACTGCCGTCTTCCTTCGCGTACTTTCCGAAGCTACCCAGGGCCGGATCAAGGGTCCATAGTTGGGTGAAGGACGCAGCATCGCCAAACCCCACCGCCGCGCTGGAATGGGAATGGCATAACAATAGGATTTCATCATCGCTATGCTCACGCACCCAAGGCTCTCGGGGACCGGCCTCCCAATCCACTCCAGCCATCCCGACATGAGCCTGTCGTGCCCCCAGATGCATCAGCATCACCGTTTGCATGATCAAGCTCGTATCGGTCATGCCATCCCAAGACCCTCGAATGGTGTTGAACGTCATGGCGATGAAACGAAGGTCGTCGTAAATCTCAATGCGCTTGCATGGCGATTTAAAATGAAACCCGTCGAGACGTTTGCCGACGCCAAAGATATGGACGCCCTTACCCGACTGCGACCACTCTATATATACACCCGTGGGGAACATGCCGATGATGTCCACCGCGACCTGATCCCACACCCCCGTGGTCGGATCATAAACCCCATCCAGATCGATGCAGTAAAATGGAGCATCGGCACTAAGTACAAACCCAGCACCACGCACATGATCAAAGCCAAGATCGATGATTGTTCGCACGTCGCGCCATGGTCGGCGCTTAAGCGGGTCGGTCACGTCACCATCTCGGAAGGGATTATTACCATCGAGCGGTATTTTATCCGGCTTCGGCTTACCGGGTCGCTGTACTAATTTCCACGTAATCCAATTGGGATAACTCAACATGTTGTGTGATACCGCTTGATTTGTGTCAAGCGAATTGATATTAATCATCCTGTCCCCCGCTAAAAACCTACCAACCCCGCTGTGGCCCACCCGCGGCGGGGTTATTAGCTTACATCATGGAAAGAGTATGTCGAGATGCGACCGCCAAGGGTGTCGCTAATTTTGACACCGGACAGCTTCGATTGCCGCCTGTCTAATTTTATCGGTGCTACCGAAATGGTAAATTATGGTGGATCGTGCGCAGCGGCATCGTACGCAGAGTATCGCCATATCGATAACGCCTGTGTCACGCAGGAGCTTTACCGCTTCGAGGAGAATCAGCGCCTTGCGTTGGTCCGGTCTTAATCTGATCCGCATAGCATACGCTCCATATCATCAATGCTCGCGGCAAATCCCGCTATTCCCCCCCTCTCCCGGACCACCCGGATGAATTCAGCTTGAGCGCGTTCCCGATCATTGCTTGGACCACGCCACCCAGCATGTTTAACCTCAATCGCAGTGAACACACCCAATGCTCTCCCCACATGATATGGTTCCACCAATATGGGCGTGATACCAATCAAATCGCTGCTTTTCATTCGCCTATTGAGTTGAGCGCTATCATTCGCCAGACCGTAGCGGATCAAGCGCCCCGTCTCGTCATAACACGCGCCAGATTGATTGCGCCACAGGGTGATACCCCGCTGCGCCGCCGCTAATCTGACCTGAGACTGAATTACAGCTTCGTTGCTCATTGTGCTATTGACACTACTGACATTACCAGTTACGGTCAATCTATCAAATCACGGAGCGCTTAAATCATGAACATCGATCATCTCCGCCCATGCACCGAAGCTGCGCAATGGCTTGAGACTCAACCCGACATCGCTACGGCTTGGAACTGCTGCCAGCGCGGCGACTGGATGATGTGGCTGCTGACTAAGCTGCCCACACCCAA